CGTCCGGGCCAGCAAGGCCGCCAGCATCCTCGCCGTGGGCGTCACGGCCGCCGAGGGGGCCTTCGCACCCCCCGATTTGGTGCGCCCCCTCCCGCCGTCTTTCGTCAGTTGGACTTGTCCTCCTCAGAATAGCTGCTGCCGCACTCCACGCGCACCATGTACTCATCGTACAGGATCGCGGCTGCGTGCACGCCCTTCCAGCCCACACTGGAACGCTGATCCAGCGGATCGGCGGTGCCGGAGGAGCCGCGGGGCTTCACGATGACCTCCGTGCCCTCACTGAGATCCACCACGCCGTATGCGCCTTTGCCCAGGAACAGACAGCCATACACGGCGCAGCCGTCCTTGCCGCCCTCACCGGGCGCGATCTCGTCACCGGCGGACGCGCTCACCGCCTCGCTGAGCACCATCTTTGCGGCGGTGTTGCTGACCACTTTGCAACGGGTACCGCCGATGACCACATAGCGTCCCGCCAGTGCGTCCGCCGCCACGGTGCCGCCCTCAAAGGTGACCTCCGTGGAGTCCATCACGCCGGACTTCACCTTCAGGGTGCGGCTGTTCGCCGCCAGAGGCTCCCCGCGATAGATCTTCGCCTCGGTGGTCTCCACGAAGCGCACACCATGCAGCTCACCGATCTCGCCGGAGAACAGCTCCGTTGCCCCGGCGTACTGATGTGCCGCGATCCACGCCTCGTCCTGCCGCAGATCGAACGCCACGCTGGGGTGGATGATGCACACGTACTTCCCCTCGAAGGTGGGTGCGTTCATCTTCTTCAGCTGGGTGGCGGCCTTCGCCACCAGCTCGCTGGTCATGCGGCAGTCCTTGTCCAGCGCGCTGCGGCTCGTCACCTCGGTCTTGGTGCCGTCGCTGCCCAGCTTGGGCGCGTAGATCACCTGCTTGCCCTGCTGGATCTCGTTGCGCGTCACCGTATCCAGCGTCAGCCCCATGTTGCTGCCGTGGCGGTCGGTGATCTCCAGCACCACGTCGTCGATGGCGGTCAGATCCAGCATATCCGACACGGTGGTGTAGTCGCCGTACTGCGCCAGCTCCTTGGTGATATAGCTGACGGAGATCCCGCTGCCGTCGGGTGTCACGCCTTCGGACAGAGGCTTCAACGCCTTGTCGAATGCGCCGAACTTACGCCACTCCACGGTCTTGCCGCCGCCGGTAGGCAGCCCCTTCGTGGCGGCAAACTGGTTGTGCACCAGCTGGGGCTTGGCGTTCTCCAGCAGCTCCATGCCGTAATAGGTTTTCATCTCCGCGCTGAGACCACCGGTCGTCTGGGTGTTCTCCGCAAACATCTGCAAATTCATCTCCATATTCCTTTCTCCTTTCGCATTTTCAAGTGCTCCTCCTGCGCCGCCGGCAGGCCGCCGCGCCGCTTTCGCGGGGTCTTTCTCAAAATCGGATCTTCTCCCCGCTCTGCACCCGCTTCCGTATGGCGGCCAGCTCCTCGCCGCTCAACCCTCTGGGGTCCCACCGGCTGACGCTCCTGCGCCGTCCGGCGTTCTCCGCCACACGGCTGCCGCCGCTGGCGATGGACTGCACCAGCTGCTGTCGCGCACGGCGCACCGCGAACTCCATGGCGCACCGCAGCTGTTCCTCCTGCTGCCGCCGCCCCACGATCTCCGCCTCTGCCGCCGCCTGCCGCAGCCTCTCGTTCTCCTGCCGCAGTCCCCGCAGCCGTCCGTCTAAGATCCTCCGCACCCTCGCGTCAAACTCCTCCTTGTACTTGCCGCGTATCAGTGCCTCGAAGCCCTCCTCGGCGTCCTTCTCCTGCTCCCCGGCGTCGGGAGCCGTACCGCCCGTTCTCTCCTCCGCGTTCTCCTGCGTGGTCATCTCCCGCTCGTCCATTCCGAGCCTCCTTCCCGTGGTAGGTCACGACCCAATTCCACGCTCTCCGGATACTGCCTCGCCAGCATCTCCAGCCCGCACCGCACCAGGGCGAATTCCCGGCAGCACTCCCCTCTGCCCGTCACCTCCGCCCGGCCCGGCTCCATGACCGCCTCCGCCAGCCTTCCCGTCTCCTGCAGTACCTCCACCAGCGCGTACACCAGCGCGGATGCCGCCGCGCATACGATGTCCTTCCCGTGCTCTCCGTACCCGGCATGGCCGCCCATCACCAGACGGTTCCTGCCGCACCGTGCCCGTATCATCGAGGGCGCACCGCCTGCCGCGTGCTCTGCCGCTGCCGCGTCACCGCACTGCTGCGGCGCGTCTCCGCCCTGCCGGCGGCAAGCCCGTGGCTCTGCAGCTCTCCCTCCAGCATCTCCCCCAGATGGGTGCCCTGGCTCTTGTCCAGCAGCGTCACCGCCCTGCGGAGCGACTCCGTCAGCCACTCCCGCTGGTCGTTCTCCCTCTGTCCCTGCCGGATGACCTCCACCAGCGTGTCCTTGTTGCGGAACTGCATCAGCTCCAGGCACCGCAACGCCTGCTCCGCCATATCGCTGCGGAAGAAGCCCATCTGGAACAGCTGCAACGCCAGCTGGTTGTACTCCATGGTCTGGTACGGCGTCTCGTCCTGCGCCATCACCTCCAGATCGAACTCCGGCACCCGATAGCCGCCGGTCAGCAACGCCCTCGGCTGCAATCGGCTGTTGTCGAAGCTGGTGAACGTCCCGCCGTCCTTTCCCAGCAGCCGGAACTGCCGGGGCACGTCGTAAAACTGCCGCACCAACTCAATGCACAGCGTCAGCACTTGGGAAAACGCCTCGTACCCGTCGTCGATCATGTTCCGCGACAGCTTCCCGCCGGCCTCCTGCAACGCCGCGATGGCGGTGGCGGCCGTCACGCCGCCGGCGGTGCCGCCGCTCATCACGTCCCGGTTGCCCGCCGTCTCCTTCATCTCCGCGATCTTGTTCTGCAGCACCGCCACATACACGCCGTCCAGGGCGGGTACCCGTATCGGCGCGATGGAATCCGCGCCCAGATTCCCGTTGGTATGCACGAAGGGACGCGTCCAGTCGGCGTACTCGTTCTCGTTCACCGCGCCGACGGAGCGGATAAAGAACCGCGGTGTGGCGGCTGCCAGCGTGTTTTTCAGAATGGCCTGGTTCATCAGGTCGATCTGCTTCTGCGCCGACTTGCACAGATCCACATACCCGTACCCGCAGGGCGTCCCCTCCTCCGGGAACAGCGCGTCGAACACAAAGGGGTACTTCCCGTGGTCGTACCAGCCCCGCTCCGCCGCCTCCGGGTCGTTCTCCGTGGCGTACAGCACGTTCTCCCCCACGAATTTGCAGTATTGCAGCACCTCTCTGCCGTCCGCCTCCGTGCGGTAGTACCAGTCCACCACCAGCGACTGCTCCGACGTGTCCACCTTGTCGTCGTAGAGATACCGGCTCACCTGCACACTGCTTCTTCCCAGCTTGCCCTCCAGCTCTGGCCACTGTCTCTCCAGCCTGCGGTTGGGCACCAGCTCCGTGCAGAAGAAGTTCTCCGACTCCTGGATGTCCTGCACCCCCGGCTCCCAGAACAGATTCAGCACGTCCATGCTGCGTATCTCGATGTCCCCCAGCCCGTGGAGCTTCCCCGCGTCCCAGAACACGCCGTACACGGCGCACCCGGACTTCAGCTTGTTCCACCACGCTTGGGAATACGCCTTCTTGAACCGGTTATTTTTCAGTATCACCGGCAGGATACGGCTCAGCTCCTCCGCCTCCCGCCGATCCCCCGGCTCTCTGGGCAGCACCGTAGGCTCCGGATAGCAGTCCATGGCGTCTGCGTGCTTGTTGAGAATGCAGTTCACCAGCCACCCGCTGGCAGGCTGCGGGTCGCCGGGATTGCCTCCCTCCCCCGCCTTCTCCATCTGCTCCCAGTGGCGCATCTTCCAAAACTGCTCGTTGTCGATGATCCGCCTGTCCAGATTCTGCTTTCCCAACCGGTATCGCCGCAGCACCTCTGCCGCCGCCCGTACCTCCGCCGCGCCGATTTTTACCGGTGCGCCGTCCATGCCCGGCTTTTTCTCCGTCACGGTCGTCTCCCGCTCCATGCGAGCACCTCCCTTTCACGTTCTGTCCCCACGTCCCCACCGCCCCTCTGTTGCCCACAAACGTGCAACACCCTCTCTATTTTTTAAAATATTTTTCTCTCGCACGCCCCCGTTCGCGGTGCGATGGGGCGCATCATGCAGAAATACCTGCTCTCGTCCGCCACGTGATCCTCCTGACTTGTCTCCACGTCCTCCGGAGCCGTGGTGCTGTACGACAGCCCCGGCACCGTCCGTATAAATGCCCTGCACCCCTCGAACACGTACAGCATGGGATACCCCTCCTCGTCGAAGCTCATCCGGTAGTGCATCTGCATCCACCCGGGGATCCGCCGGTTGTCCCCCTTCACGAAGTATACGCGGTGCTTCAACGCCGTCTCATAGATGCTCTCCCCTCGGCTGGCGTCCCAAATAGCGGGGTCGGCAACGCCGTGTATAGTCCTCCCCCGCAGGTACGGGTACTCCTCCTCCATCCGCCGGATCTCCGCAAACTGCCGGTCCGGCGTCCACAGCACGCCCTCATCCGGCGTTCCGGTGCAGCCGTACAGCTCCGCGATCCGGTACACGCACCCGTCGAAGTCCACCGCCCACCAGCCGCAGGAGAAGGGCTTCGCGTACCCGAAGTCGTAGCTTCTGTACACATTCCACTCCCTCGGAATGTCGAAGGGCTTGATCACGTGCGTCCACCGCCTGTCCACGTAGTGCTCCGGGTCGTCGGTGAACTCCTGAAACACCTGCCCCGCCAGCACGTCCCACCGTCCCTCCAGCCATGCCGCCCGCAGCTTCGGCGGCAGCGACTCCAGCTGCTTCACGTACTCCGGCTGCTGCGCCAGCAACGCCCCGTTGTCCGTCACCCGCGCCGGGATAAACGCATATTCCTCCCCGTTCTCCCCCGGCTCATACCGCCTGTCGATGAACAGCCGCTTGATGTACCCGTGTCCCGGTCCTCCCGGATTGCACGTGTAGTAAATGCGCTTGGGAAACCCGTTCACCCCTCGCACGCACGCCGCCAGCTGCCGCATCCACCGCTCCTGCAGCTGCGTGGCCTCGTCGAAGAATATCACGTCGTACTCCGCGCCCTGATACCGCTCCGCGTCCCTGTCGCTGGCGCAGTACCCGAACTGCAAAACGCTCCCGTTTCCGAATACGAACTGCTTCTCCCCTGCGCGGTACACCGCCGCCCCCGCCAGCTCCCGCCGCAGGAACACCAGATGGTTCGCCTCGATCTCCGGCATCGTCCGCCGTACCAGCAGCAGCCGTATGCCGGGGTAGCGCAACGCCAGCAGCTTGGCCTTGCACCGCACCGCCCAGCTTTTTCCGCCGCCTCTCGCCCCACCGAAGGCGATGTACTTCTTTTCACACTTCAGGAACTCCCTCTGCTTCTCGCTGGGCGTCCCCATAAACAATTCCATCTTCCTCCCCCTTTTTTCAATCATCCTCGCTCCCCGCCCCTCTCCCCCCCCCCCCCCCCCCCCCCCCCCCCCCCCCGGGCGGCGCGCGCGCGGGACTCGCCAGCAGGCAGATCTCCGCGTTGGCCCGCGTCCAGTAGCCCATGCCGGTGAACAGGCCGTCCGACTTCCGGCACTGCTTGATCCAGACGAAGGCCACGGTCTTGAAGGTAAAGCCCCAGGCGTCCATGACGCCCCAGGCCTCCCGCAGCATGGGGAAGGTGATCCAGAGGAACAGGGCGCAGTCCTTGTCCGCCAGCTCCCCCACTGGCAGAGCCTTGATGGCCGCTATGTCCATGGTGGGGTAATGGCTCTCGGCGCTGCGCCCCGCGCCCTTCTTGCTCCAGACCTTATAGGCCCAGGGTGGATCCGCGTAGATGACCTTGTATTTTTTCATGGCCGCCTCCCGTCAATGCGCCCCGAACAGGCTCTTTGCGAGGCTGCCGGTGCGGAACAGGGTATAGCACAGCAGCACCGTATAGCCTAGGCACTCCCAGATCGCCACGGTGATATCATCCCCCACGGCGATATTCTGCACCAGCACCGCGTAGATGCCGACGCAGACCATGATGAGAAACGCCTGGAAGCCCAGGGCCAGCAGGGACTTCAAATAGTTCTGCCCCGTCTGGCCCCACTC